TCAAGTGAAAGACGTTTTGACCGGTGAAGGGCAACCTTTTGTTAGCTTCTTTGAGGATGCTCAACAGGTATAAAGAATGTTTCTTTTTTTTAAGCCGCAACTTGGTGGAGGGTTCGACGGCGGCGGTGTCGCCGGCGGTTACGTTATCCCCACCGACAAAAAGCCGGCTGAGAGAGCCAAAAAGCGGGTAGCAAAGCCCCGCGAGCCCCTTCCTGAAAAGCTTACGCCGAAGGTTGTCGTCGCAGCAGTGGAGGACAGGCGGGTGGAGGAGCTCAGGCAGCGCCTCGCCTCTGTTTCGCTCGACTTTGAGGTGAAGCTTCTTAAACAGGCACAGGCTCAGCTCGAGGAGCAACTTGCAGCTCGGCAGCTCTTTGAGGCTGCGGCATCAGAGGAACAGGCGCGCGAGCAGTACGCTCGGGAGCTCCTATCTCATTTACTCGAGAGCGCTGAGCGAGAGCTTGCGGCAGAAGAGACCGAGGTGGCCGAGATCCTCGAGATGCTCGACGGCGACGCTATGCGGGCGCTTGAGGTCGACTCTTTCTACACCAACACAAAAAAACGCAGGCGCCCCTTCTCCAAAGCCTAAAACCCGCCACGCTCATAGTCGTGGCAAGGCGTTTTTATCAATGGCGGGACGGAAAGTTTGTGGAGCTAGGGGCACAGCCCCTTGAACCTACTACGCAGATCATCACCGACTCGCTGCCGCCTGGGGGCTTGTTGCACCCAGCCACGGGTACCTATGTCGATTCAAAGAGCCGTTTTCGTCAGATAACCAAGGCGGCGGGCTGTATTGAGATCGGCAACGAGGTGCAGAGAGATACGCGGCAGTGGGGCGTCCCTGACTTAAAGGGCGACATCGCGCGCACTATTGAGAGACAGAAGAGTGGTCGATAACGAGACAGAAGAGATCCAAGAATCAACCGACACAGAAGCCGAGCCCATTGAGGGCGAAACGCCGGAGCAGGATAGCTTGAGAGCTACTCTTGAGGCTGCCGTGCAAGAGCATGAGGGAGAGGAGGAATCGTCACCTACGCAATCCTCCCGTTCTAGAGATGAGCGGGGGCGCTTTGCTTCCTCATCCACGAAACAAAATTCAGACCAAGCGCCACAAATGGAGGCCAGCGAAGCTCACGAGCCCATCGCTCCCCCTTATTCGTGGTCTGCCGACAATAAAGAGCTATTCGCCAAGCTCCCACGCGAGATGCAGGATTATGTCATCAAGCGAGAGCAAGAGCGCGAGAGCTTCGTAGGTCGGAAGGCGCAAGAAGTATCAGCGGTAAGGGAAAAATTTGCACCTGTGGAGCGCATCGTCACGCAGTACGGCGACACGTTCAAACGGGCCAATGTCGATCCGTATCAAGGGCTTGAAAGCTTAGTTCTAGCCCAGCAGTACCTCGACAAGGATCCGGTAGGGGCACTCAGGCTTATGGCTCAAAGCTATGGCCTCGATCTATCGCAGCTTGCCAACGGAGCGGAAAGCACACAGCCCGCACAGTCGCAAGCGTATCCCCAAATGCACTACCTGACGAATGAACTCGACACCATTCGCGGCAAGCTTGCAGCTATTGAACAAGAGAAGGTAGCCCAGCAACAGCGAGCAGCGGTATCGGAGGTTGAATCATTCGCTAATGAGATGGATAGCAGCGGCAAGCTCGTTCGGCCTTTTATGGCTGACGTTCACGAGCAAATGATGGATGAAGTACGCCTTATCCGTTCGCGCAATCCTGAGCTACCCGCGCGGCAGATCCTACAGCAAGCCTACGAGACGAGCTGTTGGAAAAACCCCAACGTGAGAGGCCGTCTCATTGAACAGCAGCGAGCACCACAAGTGCAGGCGCAAAGAGTGCAGCAAGCAAAGCTTGCAGGCTCCTCAGTACGGGGAGCTCCTGGGGCATCTACGCTCGGCAGTACAAACGGGAACTCGGTGCGAGACGCACTATTGGCGGCATTTGATTCGCACACGTAAAACCTAACAGGGGGAATAAATGGCAACACCAAATAGTTCGATTAGCGAGATAATCGCTACGACGATCCAAAACCGCAGCAAGAAGCTTGCGGACAACGTAACCAATAACACAGCACTTCTCTACAAGTTGAAAGAGAAGGGCCGCGTTCGTCCATTCTCGGGCGGATCTTCAATCCTTGAAGAGCTGACCTTCTCAGAGAACGGAACTTTCGGATGGTATAACGGCTACGAGACTCTTAACATCTCGCCATCAGAGGTAATCTCTGCGGCTGAGTTTGCGATGAAGCAGTGCGTTGTCGCGGTATCTATCTCCGGTACTGAGCGTTTGCAGAACTCTGGCCCTGAGGCTCTTATTGACCTCCTCGAGGCTCGTATTCAGAACGCTGAGCAAACCATGATCAACAACATCTCAGTAGGTTGCTACTCGGATGGAACCGGAAACGGTGGAAAGCAGATCGGTGGGTTGCAGGCTCTTATCGCTGACACTCCGACTTCCGGAACTGTTGGCGGTATCAACCGCGGTACATACAATTGGTGGAGAAATGTTAGCTATGACGCAACCACAGACGGCGGCGCAGCGGCTACAGCTCTCAACATTCAGGGCTACATGAACAACGTATGGGTTCAGCTCGTGCGTGGAACCGATCGCCCTGATCTTATCGTTGCTGATAACAACTACTACAAGCTCTACCTTGCATCGCTTCAGTCGATTCAGCGTATTGCTTCCGACAAGATGGCACAGGCTGGCTTCACCAGCTTGAAGTTCATGGATGCTGACGTGGTACTTGATGGTGGATACGGTGGAGATGCTCCGGCAAACCACATGTATTTCATCAACACTGATTACCTCTCGTTCCGTCCTCACAAGGATCGCAACATGGTGGTTATCGGTGGAGATCGTCAGTCTGTAAATCAGGATGCTACGGTTCGCTTGCTCGGATGGGCAGGAAACTTGACGCTTCGCTGTGCGTTCCTTCAGGGCGTTCTTAAAGACTAACTTTTTTAACGACTAGGAGGATCATATATGACGTTCGTATCAGTAGAAAATCGCGCAGGTGTTCAGGCTATCGCTGACACCAGCACAACCCAACAGCACGTTTTGGGAACAACCGTTCGCGCAGTAGACGAGGTCTACGGCGAGGGTGAGTTTGTTTACCTCAAGGGTGTAGCGTCCACAGTAGTAGGATCCGTTGTTATCTTCGACTCGAAGCTTGCAACGACGACCCTCTCGGTGGCTGGATCCCGTGGCCCTGCGGCTGTGGCTATGTCCGCTAATGTTGCTAACCAATTCGGTTGGTACCAAGTGAGCGGCTCGGCTGTGGCTAAGGCTGGAACTGTTGTTGCGAACGCTTCGCCGTATGTTACCGCAACAGCGGGAACCATCGACGATGCAGTGGTAGCAGCCGACAAGATCGACGGCGCACGCTTCAAGACCGCAGACGGAACACCGGCTGCCGGCTTTGCAGTGTTGCAGCTTGCTCGTCCTTCGCTTAACGGCAACGGATAAGCAGATAATTTGACAGGGGGGCGCTAGTACGGGCCCCCCTACTTTTTAAAAAGAGATAGAGACAGACCATGGAATTTGACCTTAGCGGAATAGAGATCCCCGATAACGTGTACCAAAACGGCTTTGGCTCCGTGCGCGAAAAGGGCGCTCGGCCACTCGTTCGTTTTGAGTGGAAGCCGGTGGAGCTTAAAAGCAAGAGCCTCGATGAAGGCCGGCCTATCTTCGAGCAGCGGCTCTTTGCAGAGCGGAGGCTTCCTGGGTCGAAAGATTACCAGCCGGCAGATGTGGAGGTAAAGTTTATCACCAACTCGCGCGGCATGAAGGTGCCCGATCCTCTCAACAAGATCGTTCGCGAGTACGGCGTAGAATTAAAACGCTTCCTTGAGCTTGGCGAAAAGCCCCTCGATGGTACACCTCTGGAAGAGTGGAGACAGATCACAAAAGACCGGATTGCTGCGTGCCACTGGCTTGATATTCGCACCGTTGAAGAGCTCGCCAGCATGCAGAACAACGACGCGGTAATTCAGAAGCTTGGCCCTGGGGGTCGAGAGCTTGTAGCGCAGGCAAATGCCTACCTTCAGGTTCGAGAAGATAGCGCCTACGCCGAGAAATTGGCGGCAGAGAAGGAAGCGCTCAAACGCGAGAGCGAGCTCCGAATTGGACAGCTTCAGTCTCAGCTTGAGGCTTTGGCTGAGAAGATGGAGAGCCTAGTGAGCAAAAAGGAACCAAAGGCTAAATGAATGTTCTAACCCTCATACAAGATGCATGCCGAGAGCTTAAGCTTCCTGTCCCTGCGTCTGCCTACGGCAGCCCAGATCGAGAGATCCAGCTTCTTATCGGCCTGCTAAACCTTGAGGGTTCTGAACTACATTCCAAGTACGTCTGGCCGGTGCTGAATAAAGAGTACCTCTTTAACACATCGGCCAACGTGCAAGGCTATGGGCTCCCCGCTGATTTTGACTTCGAGTGCTTTCAAACTCACTGGGATCGTACGAGTCACTGGTCGCTAAGAGGGCCACTCTCTCCGCAGGAATGGCAGCAGCGAAAGAGCGGCATCACCTTAGTGCTCCCTCGCTTTGGCTTTCGCGTAAAGGGCTCAACCTCCACGCCCTTCCTCGTAGAGCCGACCCCAACCGATACCCACCAGCTCGTTTTCGAGTATCAATCGACTAATTGGCTTCGACCTTCAACCGAGTGGGCCGCTTCGACCGTATACGCGGCGGGCGCCTATTGTTTCAGCAACGGTAATGTTTACCAAACCACGGCAG